AAACTGGGCAAAGAAAGAATATGGAAGTTAATGTACAATTACGTGATGAAGATTCAGAAAAATTGGTTTTAGGAACTATCATCACTGAGCGTGATGCACTTGAAGAAGTTAGAGAACTCTTATCGGAGGAATCTTTTTACAACTCGTTTCATAAACAAGTATACAAGGCTATTCTTCAAGTATCTTCTTCTGGAGAAAGACCGGATATAATCACTGTAAAAAACAAATTAGTAGCCAATGGAGTGAATTTTTCCATAGTTGAGTATATGAAAATTGCTTCTAATTGCACCTTTGACTTACATCAATATGCAGCAAGATTACATGATTTGGCTATTAGGCGGAAGTTCTATACAATTGGGCAATATCTCATTTCAAACTCTTATTCTGAGGCGGAAGATATTCTCGATGTTACCAATTCTGTCAGTGATGAACTTGCTTCTCTTTTCAAGTCTACCAGTACAACTGTTACTACTATAAATGAAGGTCTTGAAAATGTATACGGAATGATAAACGATAATCTTTCCGGAAACAAGCCTTTGACAGGAACACCTACCGGATTTGAAAAGATAGATTCCAAATCTGGAGGATTACAAAAGTCGGATTTGATAATTATTGCTGGTGAAACGTCTCAAGGAAAAACGTCATTAGCGGTATCTATGATGCGTAATGCAAGTTTCTCAGGTGCAAAGATAGCGATGTATTCAATGGAGATGAAGAAAGAGCAAATAACGGCTCGTATCTTGTCTATGGAAAGCGGAGTTCCTGCCAATCAAATTATGTACTCACGACTGACAGATTCGCAAATACAAGCGATTGACAAGAGAATTGGTAAATTGTCCGGGAAAGGCATCTACTTTGACGATAGAAGTACATCCAATATTGACACTATTATTTCTTCCATTCGGTATATGAAACTGAAATTTGGAATTGATGGTGCAATTGTGGACTATTTACAGATTCTTAATGTCAACATGAAAGGGGTTAATAAGGAACAGCAGATGGGAGACGTGGCACGAAAGTTAAAGAATTTGGCAAAAGAACTTGATATATGGATTATAGCTCTTTCTCAGTTGAATAGGGACACTGTGAATCCAATACCTAATATTGCGAGACTACGTGATAGTGGTCAAATAGCGGAAGCTGCCGATGTGGTTATTTTGGTTTATCGTCCGGAATATTATGATAAGAACAGACGTTATCCAGAGCCGTTTTCTAATGCATCTACTGAAGGTACAGCCATGATAGATATTGCCAAAGGACGAAATATTGGAATATTACGGTTCATATGTGGTTTTAATTCTGCAACAACTTGCTTTTTTAGCCTTGATTCAGTACCTCTTTCCGGTTACAAAACTTCGGATATGGAGGATGATAATCCCTTTTAGAGTATGAAACTAACCATCTGCTGGATCACCAGAAACCAAGAATACATAGATAAGATTCGTCTCAAGTTCGGCATATCCGACTACATGAGTATCAATCACGAGACTCCCTGTGAAATCGATGAAGAAGACTTGCCTCTTCTTCGTGAATGTGAAAAACTTGGATTTATTCAAATAAGAAACAAATAAAATGTTAGTAGGAACAACAAATCTTAATACGACTCTCAACCTTGCCTATGTGTTGACTGATGTCGTAGAGACGCTTCTCTATGATTTGAGAAGTGAAATGAGCAAGCAAGGCAGTGATTTACGTCACGATGCTAAACGTAACTTTAACACTGCCATAGCGGCAATTCGTAAACTTAAGTACGATGTGAACAAGACACAGGCATCAACACAGGAGAATTTCGGTAATGATTCCGACTGTCTCCTTGCTTTCATAAAGCTGCTGATAGATCGCTGTGGTGACGATGACAAGAAGATGTTTGAGTTTTACAATTACATCAAGTGTTATCCATCTCAAATCGGTCTTGAACTTTCTGATGAGAAGAGCGTTTTTGCACACATTTTTAATTCGTAGGACATGAATAGATATCAATATGCATTTCTATACGCCATTGTCTCCATCTTGTTTATGGCATTGGGATTACTGGCTGTAGCCTTGTGCAGTTAATTAATAGAACGATCCAAATAAATCAAAGAAGTCATGAACGAAGATAAAAATGTATGTGACAAGTGCGGTGGAAGGCTTGCGCTTGTCGTGGGCACTTTCATCTACAGACCTGACGATGAACCTTACGAGTCAGGTGTGATTGAAAAATCTATCGCTACCGAGGGCGAAATCCAAATAAGTGCTCATAAGTGTGATAAGTGCGGCCACTTACAAGGATTTTTTATAGAGTAATAATAAAAATAGTACCGGAATGAAGAAGAAATTAGTAATAGAAAAGTGCTGCAATTGCCCTTTTTATAAAAGGATTGCTGTTAAGAATGAAGCTTTAAAAGCTGTTTGCTTTGGTAGAAATAAAGTGTATTACTTATTGAATGATACCGAGTCTTCTATACCAGAAGATTGCCCTTTGGAAACAATAAAAGAAAGTAATTAATGTATAACCGAATAAGAAAGGAACATTATGGCAAAAACAGCAGATAAATTTGTATTAGGTGTCTCCCCGTTGACCGGGGACGCTTTCATTACATCGACAGATAAAAATGGTTGCATGACAGATAATCGTAGAAAACTAAGTCGTTCGGAAGTCTTTGCATTCATGCATCAATTCGCGCAAGAAGAAGCCGAGAAACTCGGTTCTGATACTTTTTATGTAACAGCCGGAGGAAGGCGTGTTTTAGAGATTAAAGTTTTAGAGAAAGATTAAAAACAAATTAGAAATGAGTGAAACGAAAATCATATTAGACGCTTGTTGCGGTAGCCGAATGTTTTGGTTTGACAAAGAAAACCCTTTAGTCTTGTTTGCTGACATTCGGGATGAAGAACATGTTCTTTGCGATGGTCGCAATCTAAAAGTTCATCCAGATATTGTATCTGACTTTACCGATATGCCATTCTTGGATGAATCCTTTAAACTGGTAGTATTTGACCCTCCCCATCTTCTAAAGGCTGGTAAAGATAGTTGGTTGGTCAAGAAGTACGGTAAACTTCCCGAAGATTGGCCAAGGATAATAAAAAAAGGAATTGATGAATGCTTTCGAGTACTTGAAGATTACGGTGTTCTCATTTTCAAATGGAATGAAGACCAGATAACGGTTAGAGAAGTATTGAAAGCCATCGGACGGCAGCCGTTGTTCGGTCACACCACCGGAAGACATGGCAAGACTATGTGGATGTGCTTTATGAAACTACCAATTAACGAATAATAATGAAGAAAGTAACATTATGAGAACAATCAAATTCAGAGGAAAAAGCACAAATAATGGTAAATGGGTTTATGCAGAACTACATGAATTTGGCATGTACTTGTTTAATGAGTGTGTACAGGAGAATACCGTCGGGCAATTTACTGGATTGTTTGATAGGAACGGCAAAGAGATTTATGAGGGAGATATTGTACAACTTGACTATATTACAACGGCTGGAAAACATCGCATAGGACTTTCATTTGAAATAAAATGGTGTACTCAAGAAGGATGCTGGGTTGGATGGGATGGCTTTGCAGAAAATACTATTCAACAGACGCACAAAATGTTTGTAGTTAAAGGTAATATCTATGACAACCCAGAATTAATTAACGAATAACAATATAAAAATGAGTGAAATAGAACTTAAAATAATAGATATATTGGGACGCTCCGCATTTGACAATGATATGCAAGTTCCCTATGATGTTAGACAATTAGCGCAAGCTACAAGATATTTAGCTCTTCAATTACAGTTAGTCTGTAAAAACGGAGTTGAAGATGAAGAGGCAGCACTACCTATTTTAAAGAAAGCAGCCGAAATTTTAACGTAAAACAATATAGAAAGGAGATTGAATTATGTTTATGACGAAAAAAGATGAAAAATTAAGATTGGACTTGGTGAAACAAGCTGGGTTCACATTAGACGAAATACCATTGGTTTATGCCTTCATAAAGGGGGCTGATGAAGCACTGTCGGAACTGAAAGAGTTCCGACAATGGAAAATGTACAAAGAAAAGCAAAAGGTTGAATACAATCTTTAGGCTTTCTCTACAAGCAATGAAATAACAAACACTGGATAAGGTTGTCCGTCTTTTCCGATTTGATGGTTGAATGTAGTAGAAACAATCTGTTTCACTGTCCAACCTTTTTCGTTTAATTGCTTGGTTACATCATCTAAATTCATTCCATAGGAGTCAACGACGTTAAAACGCTTGGAGAAAGTTAGAACTCTTTGTTGCATGATAATATATGTTTAAAATTAGACAAAAGCAAAAGTAGAAATTAAAAGGGGTATATCCAATATTCATAATGATTAAGTTTAAAATTAGACACTTTATCCCTTTCTCATAGGATATGCCCCTTGTTAAAATTTAGAAAATAAATAATTAAATATTATGGGATTTACAACATCGTGTTTTATACGTAAAAATACACCGGAACTTCGGAAAAATCTGAAAGCATTTGGATATATAGATTGTTCCACAGTAGATGACCGTTACACCGCAATATTTGTAGATGCAGAACGCGGAGAGTTTTTTACAGAATATCTCTCAAATATTACAGATGATGAATTGGCAATAGATTGTTATGAAAACGACAATCTGTTTCTCGCCATAGCCGCATTGAGGGATGATACAGATAGAGGACAGTTCTTTGTGACAGAAGCAAGGCTTGGAAGTATTAACTGTCCTGACAGCATAATAGAAAAAGGATCATTCATAATATGCTGTGTTGATAAATGGGAAATTCCTAAAAATCAGTGGGATTCTATGTGTATCCCCTCACACAAGGCTTCCGTATTAGAATTAATAGAGCACTTTAAAAAGCAATGATTATGAAACAGACAGTAGAAGAAGCAGCAAAGGAAAACATACTGTTTAATCACAGAACAGTTGACAGAACTTTGTCGGGTAAAGATTTGGCAAGGTTTGGAGAAATTAATTTTGTTCAAGGTGCAGAATGGCACGCAAAGCAATCACCGTGGATAAGCGTTGAAGAACGGTTGCCTAAAGGAAATGAACTTGTTCTTTGCAGAATGGTATCAAACGGAGCCATTGTGAGCGGATTCATCAATACAATTCCAGGATGTCAACCACAAGTGTCAACATCACCGGATTTTGAATTTGAAGATTATAGTGATTACGTTTGCGACATGTGGATGCCAATCCCCACCTTCGATGAAATACTCGAAGCCAACAAAGATGTGTTGAAACGAATTAAAGAGAAAGGAGACTAAAACATGGAAATAAAGAATGTAGGGCAACTTAGAAAAATCATCGAAAATCTTTCCGATGATTATGAAGTAGAGATGCGTGTTAGACGGAAATTGTCTGAAGAAGAATTAAAGCAGTGCAGGTATCCTTATCCTTACGATACCGAATATTTAACTTTGGAGTTTGACGATATAGGTGTGTCTGATAAAGTATTGTGTTTGGGCGTAACTTCTAAGATTAATTAATATGAAAGATATTCTTGAAATAGTAATACTTTGTTTATCATTATGGATAATTATTCCTACACTAATGATTATTTGGATCGAATGGGAATGACTTGACCGAAAATATAAAAACAAAAAGAAAGGAGAATAATTATGATCGAAGAATTTGTAAAATTAGAAACAGCAAAGCTGCTGAAAGAAAAAGGGTTTAGTGAAGATGTATTTACTTTTTATGAAGCAGATTCCATAGAAGGTGACATGAAACTGTCTGAAACTTACGATGAATCCGAGAATTTCAATGAAAAGGATGATTGTTTTTCTGCACCTACCCAATCTCTCACCCAAAAGTGGTTGAGGAACACTAAGTTCCTCCATATTGAAATAGGCTATATGTATGGAGACTATTGGCTTTACGATATTCTGACAATACCTACCCATGACTTGATAGGATTGGAGGATAGAGCCCCTGTTCGTTACAGCACCTACGAGGAAGCATTGGAAGCCGGAATTCAGGAAGCGTTAAAACTTATATAGACAATATGAAAGAAAATAAAATAAAGATACTTCACACTGTTATCAAATACCCCATCACGATAATATCAACTCCTATTCAATTAATCGCAATAGCATTAGCATATATAGCCTTAGCATTAAAATCCTTTGCTAATGCATTGATTGCAATTTCAGATGCTTGGGGTGAATATTTAATCAAGAAGTTATATTATGAAAAAATTATGTGGACAAGCATAGATAAAACTCCATCTGTCGATAAACCACTTCTTCTCCGATATGGAGACGATAGAATGAATAGACGAATGGATTTCGGACATTACACAGGATCACACTATCTTACAAAAGATGGTCAGGTAGTAGACGAGCATGTGATAGCATGGGTGGAGGTGGAGTTTGGTATTAAACCTTGAGATAATTGAATGCGGTGAGTTAAATACTTTACCGCTTTTTGTGTCTGTTCTTTTTTATGGAATAATTAACGGAATGTGAAATATGAAAAGTAAATATCACAATCAACCTCGATTCAAACAACAAGATGGAACGAAAAAAAGCAAGGACGTCTTCAAAAGGAATAAGATTTAAAAATAGAAAGGGGAGAATCAGCGAGCACGACCAAACTTAATTCTCCCAAATCTTACACGATTATAATGCAAATATACTATTTACTTTTAAAATAATCGTGTTATGGAACTGGATTTTAACAAAATAATTCGTCTTAAAAAGATTCGTATTGAGAAGTCGGAACTGTCCGAGGAGGAAAATGCCTTGACAGCTCCGGTTTTAAATGATAAAAGCCTTATCGGAGAGGCTTACAAAATATTTGCTGAGTTACTGAACGATAGAGGATGTCCCCCTAATATTGATAGTGTGACTCAACGGAAAAAGTTCATTTTCATTATCCTATACTTGTTTTCTCCAAGTTCGCTTGCCGGTGGAAAGATGGCATCAGGGCTACGTGAGGAAATGTCAAAAGTATTAGGAATTCAGTCCAAAAGTACAATTTCCGACAATTGTGCTGATGTCGTGTTTCTGTATCAGAATTATGGGGACTTTAGTGGAGATATAGAGTATCTTTACACCGAAATCGTACATCGGCTAAGAATCAAAGGGCTAATCAATCAATGAGCCGGAGTTTAGTGCTCCGG